TCAATCGTCAACGCTGCTGAAGAAAGCGAAAGCGAATCCGAACGACAAGTCGATAGCCGACGAGTTTGCCAAGTGGAACAAGGCTCGAAACGGGTCCGGAAATTTGGTTGAACTGCCCGGATTGACGAAAAGAAGAAGGGAAGAAGCCGATTTGTATTTTACGGCATGAAAAAGAAACGGTTATTCATAATCGTATTCATTTGCATCGCGATTGTTTCCGGATGCGGCACATCGAAAAAGATTCAAAGCGAGATAAAAGAGACGCAATCGGTAAACGAGCGTACAACGGAACACGCAGTCATCGAAACAACAAAAAGCATTGATACAACCAAGGTATCGAGCGTTGAAAGCAATACATTCAAAGTTGATTTCTTTAATCCGAGCGAGGTGGAAGACTATGCCGCTGTCTTACAATTGATGAAGGAAAGGGGCGAACCGTTCAGCGAATACGGCATCGTCAAAAGCGTTTTGGGTTCGATAACGAAAACGAACGAGACGCAATCGGGAATCACCGAAGAAGCCGGCAAAACAACAATCGATACGGAGAAAGCAAATAACAGCGAAACAAAGAAAGAGGAAAAGATGGTTGTAAAAACAGAGCCGTTTTTTGCTAAATTTAAGGGGTATTTGATTGTCACGGGTGTGATATTAATCGGAATTGGGGTACTTTTTATAGCTAAAAAATCAGGGTTTTTTCAAAAAATTTTGATGATTGTATACAAGTTTGTTAAAAAATAGCCTTGGGAGGGCTTTGTAAAACCCGAAATATAATATATATGAGTGATTTTAAACAACGGTTAGAAACCGAACGTGCAGAACTCGAAGAAAAACTGAACAAGTTAAACGACTTCAATTAAAGTGAAAAGGTCGATGAAATCGACCCCGTTCAAAAATCGCTTTTAATCATTCAAGCAGGCGCTATGTACACCTATCTTGAATGTTTGAAGGAAAGATTATCTAGGTTGTAGAAATGCCGGACGGGAATAAAATGGTGAGGAAAGTTTTCCTCGCAATTTCAATTTTTAAAAGGTAATTTTCTTTTCATAGGCTAAAGTTTCAGGTTAGTTTGGTTATAATGGTTAAGGTTAGTAACGCAACGCCCGGTCTGTGAAGATAGGGCATTTATTGTCAGATATTCCGTTACAGACGTACAACTTACAAACAATATGTTACCGCAACATCATTACATCATTTGTTAAATAATATTAAATATATAAGTTTGAGTAAAAAAAATATCGAAAACACTTGCGTAATACGCAAAAGCGTATTATCTTTGTATCGTCAAGTTAATTAAACAGTAATTTAAAGATCTTTAAAATTATGACGAAAGAAGAAAAACGAGAACTCGAAAGAGAGATCGAGAAACGAAAGAAGGATTTAGCGGATTATTTGAGAGTCGCTCCTTTTTTGGGGGTCTCGGAAAAGGAAAAAGAAAGGGTCACCAATCAATTTTTGGATGACATCCTGAACAGACAAGAGAAATTAAAAGAAGAGTAATTAACAAACCCCCTTAATCGGGGGCTGAAAAACTTTCAGATATGGATATAAGTAAACTGATGCGGGATATTCACAACGCATCAAACGAAGCGGAGAAACAAAAAATTGAAGAGAAGATCAAAGAAGAATTTTCTTCTCTGTCTGAATCTGAAAAAGAATCAGTTAAAAATGAATTTTCAAAATTATGGGGTAATAAATTAGAAGAAACAAAATCAGTTTTGCGCAAAATAGATATTGCTTTGGAAATCGAAGAAATATCGAAATATATAAGCCTTTCAAAAATAGCCAAAGATTATTTCGGAAAATCAAAGGAATGGCTGTATCAACGCATCAAAGGATATAATGTAAACGGAAGGCCGGCACAATTCACGCCGGAAGAAAGAAAGAGATTGTCTTCGGCTTTAGAAGAAATCAGCCGTATGGCTCACGAAACGTCACTTAAGATCGCTTAAGTTACGATTAGCTTGACAGCTGCCCCGGTATCAATTATCGGTATCGGGGTTTTTATTTTTCCCCTGTAAAATACGGATGGCTCTGTAACCTCTTAGCGTTATCTTCAGCGGATACCTTGATATATTTAAGTGTCTGTTCTACCTTTGAATGTCCTAAAATATCCTGAATAAACTTAATATCAATACCCGCAAGATACATATTACTTGCGCCCGATCTCNTGCAGGTATGAGATGTTATAAATTCATATTTTTTCCTTATTATATTCTCTCTTGACCCTCCGCGTGTTTTGGTCAGTAGTGTTTCGCTGTCAATACCCGCCAGTCGACCTATAATTTTAATATGCTCGTTATGTTTTTGCTCCGAAATATTTGCCGGTAACACATTATTTCTTCGCCGCATTATTTCCCGCAACCTGTAATGTATCGGGATATATACCTTTTTATCCCTTTTAACGGTCCATACAGACACCAAATCTTCATTGAAGTTAAGAATATCTATTCGGGAATAGTCGGAATGCCTGAGCGCCGTATAGCAGCCGATAAGAAACCGATCCCTTTCTTCGTTGAGAGATGCAATAGCACGTTTCAGATTATTTTTTTTCTTTGCAAAACCATTGTTCAATAAAAGTTCTTCGGTAAATTCAATATTGTATATTTTTTCAATTTCTTCCGTATTCAAATAAATTGCGTCCGTATCCTCTTTATCGGACTTAAATTCTTTATGTTTATGTCCGTCAAATGAATGCAACCCGGCGTCGGATGACTGATTCATAAATGTTTTTATATCCTTAATCAAAGCTCCGATATAATTTTTGCTGTAATTTTGTTCAATCATCCATTTCTTGAATTTATTGTAAAAACTCATGTCAATATCATAGAATCTTAATTTTACATTGAATTTGTTTTGGTACTCAATCAGTTTGTTAATTGTTGTTCCGTAATGGTCTTTTGTTGATCCCGATCTGTCGGATTCGTTTTTGAATTTGGAAGCAAAATTTACAAGGTATTGGATTTCCTCATTCTCGATAACTCCGCCTACCTTAACATTCATATTTTTGCGATAATTTTTGTAATCATCCCTTACTTGAATCTCCGTAGGTGTAACTAATCCGTAAAAGTTTATAATGTCGGTAATTATTTTTTCTATATCATCAAGGTTTTTATTGATAAAAGGACCTTCCGGATATTCCCTTACCAGTTTACAACGGTTTTTATTTTCGTTCCAGTATTTTACCGGTACGGATTCGCCGAGGGATATGCGATATTCCTGCCCTCTGTGATAAACGAACGCCCTCAAAGAAGTTTTTTCTTTTTTCTTATCGAAAGGAACAAAAGTAATATTCATTTTGCAGTAAATTTTGCAGTATTTTTATATAATATAATCGAAATTTATTTTGCAAATTTACGATTTCTAAAAATATAAACCTAAATAAAAGGCCTGAAATAATGTATTTTGCAAAATAAATATTCAGTTTGCTATAAAATATATTGCTCCCGCTCCGAGTACGCAAACCATCCATAACCGCTTGTATTTCAACAGATTTGCAAGCGGTTTTTGTTTTGTTTGCAGTGAGATTTGCAGGGTTTTTCATAATTATTTTTAATTACCCGATGTTATCCGATTTCGAGCGATTACAATTTTGGCAAAGAAGCTGTAGATTTCTGTAAGTAGTAGCTCCGCCTTTGGAAAAAGGAATAATGTGGTCAAATTCCAAATTTTCTTGACTTCCGCATTTTACACATTTCCCGCCGTCACGATTCCATACCCTGTCGGAGACGTCTTGTGGAATAGGTTCGCGTTTGGATTCATCGCTTTTTATTTCATTGAAAATCAATCCTTCTTCGATGAGTTCTTTAATGGCTTGTCTTTTAATGTTTTTTAGGAGTTCTTCTTCTAAAAGCTTCTTCTTGTATTCACGCTTTATCCTATCGTCCTCTCTTTGTTTTTCGTTGATTTTTTTTCTTCTTAAAATTTCATTGCTGTGTTCTTGTTTAAATATATCAATATAGGTTAAGCAATTATTTTCATCATTTGCTTTGATAACATCTAAAATATTTTGTAATTGTTCTCTTGTTTTTATGAGTATCATATGAGGATGTTTATAGGTTACTCCAATAATTCCGCATAAATAGAGGGATACCTCCAATGCCGTATTATCAAAATGCTTCGGGCATACCTGTGAATTAAAAATATTTATTGCTTCTTTTTCAAATATATCATACGTAATAGTGTGTTCTGTATTTTTAAATCCAACATATATATAATGCATTGCTTTCTTAGTATCTATTTCGTCATAAAAATGAGGGTTATGAAGGTTTGATAAAGTATCAATTAAAAATTCTTTGTATTCCTCACTCAAATAAATCATATTAGAATCCATATCCACTAATTTTGATTTGTAATAATGTAATTCGACCCATTCTTTGTCACCTTGTATAATTTCAAAGAATGTGTTGTACCGGATATTGGAGAACCCGTACCATCTGCAATGTTAAATGTAGCTCCGCATTTTATACACTTTGCCGTTGTTGCCTTTCCGGAATTATTCGGATCAACAGGAGCCACGCGTACCATTCTTTCTTTTTCTACCGGACAGCATAGTTCATATGCAAAAGGAGTTTTACCCATTTCATTTACTACCAATAAAATTCCACTAAATCCATCCGATACACCAAATCGTTCATAATGAAAAGAAGATGAAGTGTGATATGTATATCCTAAAGATGGCAACTGAAATTCATTATATACAACTTGAACCGGTAGTATTTCTTCGTATGAAATAATATTTTTAGGTTTCTCCCAACGGGCAAATTCATTTACATTATCTCCAAAAACGCCCTGCGTTCCCAATGCACGTATAGTTGAATAATACGAAGATAGAAACGATTTGAAAACATCACCATAACTTACATTCGGAGTCTCAATAATAATTCTTCCGATTTGTAATTTTTCGTTAATAATTTTATAAGATGTTTTATTGTCATTATGTATCGTAATTATTGAATCTGAAATTAAACGATAAGGAGCCTTTAATTCAATTTGATATTTTTTGTCTCCATTATAGCCATAAGCATTCGAATATATTATCACTTCCGAATTTTTATTAAATTCACAAATATAACCAGCGTAGGAGGGGCGGTCGGCATACATACTCCAACATCCTATAATAGATTCTCTATATGTATTTTCATCATCCTTCGAGCATGAAAAATTTAAAGCAAGAATGATTATTGTTCCCAAAAATAAGATTTTCTTTTTCATATCGCCTTAATTTATTTTTGATTACTGAAAACTATCGTACCTCCTCCTTTTTTAACCACATATCCGAGTACTTCAAAAATTCGAACTATCAGGTTTCGTGGAATGTCAAAAGGTTGGTGAATCAACGTTCCATCCCGATAAGTTTCTTCATTGGTGCTGTATGCCCGAATATATTCGGGATTGCTGCTTAATTGCGCTTTTTTTGTAACCCTGTATTCGCTTGTTTCAATAACATAATCTTTTCCGGGGACAATTAAACGCAAGTCTTGTACTTCTCTTAGCGCCAATATGCAACCCGACGGGTATTCCACCATACTATCCCCATAATTTCTTATGGCAGCCGTAGCACTCTTGAACCAATCTCCGGGATCTATCCATTCCGCCGGTGAGCTGTTTGATTCCATATTTGCGGAATAACCTTTTTGAAGTTTACCGCCGACAGATGCAATATCGTCATATAACGGTATTAATTTTCTGTCCATCGGCACACTTTCCAAGTCATAAAATTGAACGCCGGATTTTTTTGTATTATCATCGTCTGTAAAAATCCAACCAAACTTATCGTCATTTGGTATATTTTCAAGTTCTCTGTAAATATTCATGAAATCAGCAGTGGCGTTACTTTTGTACATTTTTTCAATTTTCAATGCAAGAAACAGCTCATTACAAATCCAAACATATTTATCAAATATATCTTCATTTTCAACAAATACATTTCTATTAAAACCTATAGCATCATGAAAGGTAATCTCATTTAAGCTTTTTGGCTTTGGCTCTATTTCCATTACTTCTTTCCTTATATTTATACAATCATCATATAGTTTCCTTATATAGTCTTTGTTTAAAATTACTCCAAAACCGGTTAACAGATATGATATGTTTATATATCTGAATCTTCTGCAAATCTTTTCAGCCATATTTTTGCTGATTCCAACGTTTACTTTAGGATTTAATATGTCATATAATCCTTGTGCTCTCTTCATTTCAAGACACTCTGCTAATTGGTTTACATTTAAACCTAATTCAATTAGCAATTCATTAAAAATTTTAATTACTTGTTCTTTTTTCATTGTTTCTATTTATATCGCAATTCAGAATTTTTCTGTATCATTGCACTGTTATTAATTAAAAATTTCATTTATTATGTTTTATACATTTCAAAATATAAACGGAAAAACTAATATTTCCCCGCTTGGATCATATCGGCTACGATAGTCCGCGCCATGAAAGTAAAATCGGACGCTGAAAAAATAGCGACTGATATATGTCTGTGCTTAGAAGTCTTCAATGGAATCAAATAATGCAAACACAGGTGTATTAAAAGATTCAAGACCGGATAAACAAATAGCATTTATGGAAAACGAAAAATAAAAACAATAGCGATATTTATTACATTAATAATCAATACCGCACTATACTCATCCGTTTATCCGCTTTTACAGATCAAGCAATATTTCAAGCAATACATATTTTTTTAACAAAGATTAACTAAAAATTCAGAATTATTCTGTAAAATACATTTGTAATTCAGAATTATATTGTATCTTTGCATCGTGATTTTGACTACAAATTTAATAAAAAGTTTAATTAAAATGAAAACAAATCTAAACAAAAAAAGAGAGATGTATTTCAAAAAAAGAGAGAAACGGACATCAATTGAAGATTAAACAATTAAATATGAAAAATATGGATACGATAGAAAAAGAGAGAAAAGAAAATCGCAGGAAAATAAATATGTTTTCCGTAAGGGGCAAATGTCTTGAATTTAATGTCGGACAAACCGGTACTTTTGAAATGTTAGATATCCAAACAATTAATCGGACTCGTATGTCCTTGAATCGATTAAGAAAAGATTTAGGGATGAGATACGAAACCGAGATAGAAGGCAATACCTTAATCGTAACAAGAATTTCGTAATGGAAAGGACGGTAGTTTACCAAATGACGCCTGACGATTTGCGAGAATTTGTCGACCGGGAATTAGCGCAAAAGAACATGAATACTATGCGGGATGAATTATTAAAACGCTATGACAATGTTTTCATCGGCGTTGATGAAGTTTCCGCTATTCATCAGGTATCCGGGCAAACGGTAAGAAACTACATCAAAGACGGGTTGATTATACCCGAACTCCGGGCGGTCGAAAACGGCAAATACAAATTCCGGTTAAGCTATGTTTTGACCCTTGATTTTAAAGAACTGAAAAAGGAGCTTAAAGAAAGAAATTATTAATTAATAATTATGACATACGTATTTCAACACAAAACAACGGAAGCCGAATATCGCTTATCGATAAGGTTATCCGAACGACCAATGAGAATTAAAGGGGTTAAAACATTCGATACGGTTGATAATTACGTATATGCTTGTATATTTTAATATCAATATGAAACGAGAGATTAAAAACAAAAGAGGCTCGGAAACTTTGACCGGTCGAGAGCCTCTCAATATTAACATTCAAAATTATTAAAAAATGAACGTAAATTTAAGTACAAAGGTACAAAAAAATTCTACTCCGACAAAGGATAGCAGTAAAAAAAATGAAACGCGCTATGCTCAAGAGGCGTCCGGCTGCGAAAGTGTTAATATCATTAAAAAAACCGCTTTCGGCTGCATTATATCCGCTGATGATTTATGGTGCCGAACAAAAGAAGCTTTATATAAAATATATTCAGACGATCCTTGTGACATTAAAATTTAAGTCATGGAAACAAAAGCAAATTACATAACAGTAAATAACGGCGCCAAACAAATTTCACAGGATAAACTTGAAAGATTTTTTAAAGCCTTTTGGAGTGATCGGGCCGTAGAGGAAAATAAGAAAAATCTTATCAAATCGGTTTATAGTTTCTTTGATGAGTTTGATATTGACAGGCTTTCAGAGTTATTCTTTAACGCTTCTTACTACTTAGCAAATCCGGATAATTGCAAGGATTTGGATAAAGGGAAACTTATTGGGATTTTAGTTGATTTAAATAATATTCAAGCCTTGTTATCGAGCGCCTATATTGACTACTACGATGTATTTATAAGTTCTTTTAACGAATAAATAAGCGGTAATGATTAAAAAGTTATTATAGAAATGGCATATCGTTTTACAAATACCGACAAGTGGAATGATTCTTGGTTTTACGAGCTTGATTTGCGTCAAAAGGCAGTCTTTTTGTACTTGTGTGACTTATGTGATATAGCGGGATTCTATGAAATAAATTGCAAGAGAATGGCGCAGGATATAGGCATGAGTGATGCGGATGTTAAAGGGGCTTTGAAGGGGCTGTACAGTCGTATAATTTATTCCGTTGACGGAAAGTATTTGTTTTTACGAAACTTTATCAAACATCAAAAGAATTTTCCTTTGAATGAAAACAATCCCGCTCATAAAGGTATCATCAAACTTCTTAATGAAAAACTACAACTATTTAATTTTCAATTAATTGAAGATTACTTTAAAAGCCCCTTCAATGCCCCTTCAAAGGGGCTTAAAAGGGGCACAGGTAATAGTAATAGTAATAGTATTAAGATAGAGGATAAAGATAAAGGGGGTATGGGGGAAAAAGAAAAAGGGGAAAGATCGGATGATGAACTTTCTTTTGAAAAAGTCTGGGAATTATACGAAAGAAAAGGGAACAAAAAAACGAGTATGAAAAAATGGGAAACTCTGAAAAATCATTGCAGAGAAGCCGCATTAAAACACATACCGCTTTATGTTCAATCAACACCCGATAAACAGTATCGCAAAAATTTTGAGACATATTTGAATCGGGAATGTTGGAATGATGAAATTATAACTAAAAATCTTTCCAAATCAATAGAAGATAAACAATCAAATATCAAAAACAAATTATTAAATAATTTAAAAGATGGAACAGGAAAATAAAAAAATACCGGCACCGATTGAATATGTTGCCGAAAAGGTGGCCGAATTAACAACCGTGTTTTACGAAACGCCGGAAGCGTTGTTTGAAGTCCTGGCAAAAGAAATACTCCGTATCGGCTTCACGGAAAAAGAAGTGGCCGAAATGGTCGAAGAAGCGGTTCTAACCGTCAGGAAAACAAAAATAACAATAGCGGACATAGTTTATGAAAGATACACACAAAAAAAACAATCAAACGTCACAATCACTTACATTTGAACAGGGAAGGCTTCTTCCGCAGGCGAGAGAACTCGAAGAAGCCGTTTTGAGCGCGCTGATGCTTGAAAAAGATGCTTATTCCATGATCAGCGATATACTTACTCCGGAGTGTTTCTATGATAAATCCCATGAATTGATTTTTACGGCAATTCGAAATTTGGAAACGGACAAAAAGCCGATCGATGCGCTTACCGTTGTCGAACGGCTTCGAAAAGACGGAAATCTTGAAGCGGCCGGAGGCGTAATACACATCTCGCAATTGACACAAAAAGTGGTTTCATGCGCTCATCTGGAATACCATGCCCGAATTGTCGCACAGAAGTACATCGCGAGAAGATTGATAACATTGGGAGCCGATATACAATCGATGGCCTTTGATGAGACCTCGGATATATCGGACGTTCTTGAATTTGCGGAAAGTTCATTCACCGAAATATCAACCAAATCCGTAAGTTCCGATGCGGTCGGTATGAATAAAGCAATAATCGAAACACTGGATTATGCGGCAAGGATTCAGAAAGAGAGAGATTACGGATATCTTCCGTATGTGCGCACCGGGTTAAAAGAACTCAACCGTAAATTACACGGCGGATGGCGCGCTCCCGATCTTATAATTATCGCCGGCCGGCCCGGTATGGGAAAGACCCAGTTCGCCCTGCTCCACGCGTCTGCCGCCGGTTATGACGGAAAAGACTGCTTATTCATTTCCATTGAAATGACAAAAATTCAACTGATTATCAGGTACTTGCTCGAAGATGAAAGAATAAACGCCGATCATATTTTATCCGGGCAATTAACGATCGAAGAATGGAATGTCATCGACACGAAAGCCGGTCAGCTCGTCAAAATGAAGCTTTATATCGCCGATGATTACAACGTAAGGAATCTGAATACAATTAAATCGCTTGCGAGAAAAAAACACCGGGAAGGAAAATTAAAACTGATGATTATCGACTACCTGCAACTGATCCGTACCGGAATGAAATTCGGCACGCGCGATCAGGAAATAGGATATATCACGGGTGAATTGAAAAACCTCGCAAAAGAATTGAATATTCCCGTTATTACTCTCGCGCAGTTAAACCGCCCCGAACGCGGAACGGTTATTAAATTACCGCAACTGCAAGACTTGCGCGAATCGGGAAACATCGAACAGGACGCGGATATAGTGATATTCATTCATCGGCCCTCTTATTACGACTCGGAAGCCAACGAAAACGGCATAAGCTGGAGGAATCGCGGAATATTAATAATAGCAAAACACCGGATGGGGGAAAAGGATGCAAAAATTCTGTTCAGCCATGACAGAGCTTATAAGAAAATTCTGGATGATTCCGACATTCCCGAATTCGGATAAAAAATAAAAAACCCTGTTATTTTACATTGTTTATTATATTTTGCGCTTAACCGAAACCCGACTGTGAAAAAATCAAATCAATTAAGCATACAAAAATACAATCAAAAATGCAATCAAATTTTGAATAACAATTTGAATTGCAATATTTTAAATTTGCTTTTTGAAAATTAATTTATTACCTTTGCGACTATTAATCATAAAGTATTATGTCGGCTCCGAAGGGAAATAAATACTACATGAACCGTCAAAAGAACGGACGGGAACTTATATTCTCATCGCCCGAAGAACTTCTCGAAAAATGCTATCCGTATTTTGAATGGTGCGATAAAAACCCGTGGATTAAAAAAGACGTAATTCGATCCGGTGTTGAAGTTGGAAAGCTTATCGATATTCCGACACAGCGCCCGTACACCATTGAAGGACTGTGTGTCCATATCGGAATAAACAGACGGTCATTTGATGAATATAACGCACGTGAAGATTTTTTTCCGGTCACTACGCATGTGCGCGAGATAATTGAGGCAAACCAATTGGAAGGAGCTGTTGTCGGTGCCTATAACCACAATATCATCGCAAGGAAACTGGGTCTTACGGAAAAGGTTGATGTAACCGGAGAGATAAACGCAAACTTTCTTCTCTCTCCGATGGAAAACAAAACAATAAAATTAACCTTTGCCGACAACGAAGATGATATCAAATGAAGTCATAAACCTTAAAAAGCCCCCGTTGTTTTTTGAGATATTTAATTCTCCGGAGCGGATAATAATAAATCAAGGCGGAACATCGAGCGGGAAAACATACGCGACATTAGACACTCTTTTCTGCATTGCAATGAAAGAACACGGACAGGTAATCACTGTTGTCGGGCAGGATATACCAAACCTGAAAGCGGGAGCCTACCGGGATGCGAAAACCATTTACGGCAATTCGGACGACTATCAAAAATGGTTTTCAAAACCGAACGAAACAGACAGGGTATTCACTTGTCGCACCGGCTCCCTCATTGAGTTTAAAAGCTATTCGGATGAACAGGATGCCAGATCCGGGAAACGGGACTATCTGTTCGTAAACGAAGCAAACGGAATCCCCTATCCGATTTATTGGCAATTGGCAACAAGAACACGAAAAAAGATATTCATTGACTATAACCCGACCTACCGGTTTTGGGTACATGAAGAACTGATTAATAAGTCGGATATAAAATTGATTATTTCCGACCACCGGAACAATCCTTTTCTTTCCGAATCCGAACATAACCGTATCGAATCAATATCCGATCCCGAATTATTCAGAGTGTATGCGCGCGGTTTAACCGGTAAAATAGAAGGTCTTATTTATACCGATTGGCAATTGGTTGATGACTTGCCGGATAATTTCAAACTCAGATGGATCGGCATTGATTTCGGATTTACAAATGATCCTACGGCAATAATTGATTTAAGGCTTTCGGGAGGCGAACTATGGATTGATGAGATAGAATACCGGACAGACTTAACAAACATCGCAATAGGTAAAATATTAAAAGAAAACGGCATTAATTCAAGTCTTACAATTGTCGCCGACTCTGCCGAACCCAAAAGCATTGCGGAAATATCAAATATGGGATTCAGAATCGAACCGGCTCAAAAAGGGCAGGACAGTGTCAAAAACGGTATTGATATTCTGAAACGGTATAAAATGAATATTACCCGAAGAAGTAAAAATATCAGAAAAGAACTTTTGGCGTATAAGTGGAAAGAAGACAGGAGCGGGAAGACGATAAATCAACCGGTTGATGAATTTAATCACGCCCTTGATGCAATAAGATACGTTGCTTTGAATAAGCTTCAAGAACAGCCTGTGTATAAGAAACCGAAAGTCAGAACAACGCGAATATGAAAATCGATAAAAACACAACGTTGGAAGATTTTATTTTTTACACCGACCTGTTCAAGTCGGATGAAAAACAAATCGAAGACCTTTTCTCGAAATTGGAATTAACAGAGTTACCTCCGTATATTCTCAATAAACCGATACCGGAAAATCTCAACGATTTAACGTTCGGGCAGCTGATTAAAATCCAATCAATCAAAACGGTTAAAGATATGTTGCTCGTTCCGCTTCATGTCATCTCCGGTATTGACATAGAAAAAATATTGACATGCAAAGCATTTGATGTTATCCGCTTCATGTTATTCGTACAAAAAGAACTGACGCGGATCGGTAAACTCTTCGCCGAAATAAAATACCGTCCGAGCGCCGAAGAAGTACAAGCGGGGATTAACAATATCGATAACGGGGTATTCGGTACCATTGATTGGTACGCTCGCAGAATGGGAATAACCGATCATTCCGAAGTCGAATCAATCCCTTGGATTCGTATCTACAAATGTCTCGAAATGGACAACAGGCAGGCCCTGTTCGAAAAAAAATTACGTGAGATTTACTCAAAAAAGAAATAAGATGAAAATTAACGAAGCATTTGAAAAAATTACTTCGGAGATGGGACTCACCTACATCTTCGACGATATTGCAAGAATAAACGTCCGGGCCGACAACGCCCCTTCCTACCCCGCGCTTTTGAGGCAATTCCCCGAAGTCTGGAATGAAGATGAAAACTATAAAACGCATTATCGGATATACAGAAACCTGTTATTGTTTTTCGTCGATAAGTGTCCGCTTGACTTCGGCACACCGAAAGAGGCCGCACCGATCGCGGACAACATGATGGAGTTGTGGTTTCGATTCCGAAGCAAACTCGTCGCCCTCGGATTCAACCCCGAACAGGTCGGCGGCATTGACGTGGTTGACAAATTGGACGTAAACCTCGCCGGTATTTCCGTGAACATCCGATTAAAAGAAATCATCGCCTGTATATGAACGAACAGGCAAGGCATATTATACTTGAAGAGGTTGAAGCATTAAAAAAGCGTATAGCCGACAATATTGTTTCAACCAAGCAAAATGCGTCCGGTGAAACGATTAAAAGCCTTGAAATCATTGAAACGGATGACAGCGTTAAATTGCTTGGTCATTCCCCGTTCGGAACACTCGAAACAGGCCGAAAACCCGGCAAAGTACCGCAAGGATTCCAAGGAATCATATTACAATGGATGAAAGACAAAGGAATAAAGGCGACCCCGATTCCTTACGCTCGCAACCCGTCGCAGCGTTGGCAACCCAAATACACTCCGCAACAACGCGGAGATATGTCGATTGCCGGAGTAATCGCTCATAAAATAAAAACGGACGGAACAAAACTGTACCGCGACGGCGGACGAGCGGACGTTTATTCAAACGAAATACCGGTAACATTAAAGAACATCCGGCAAAAATTAGCCGGTTTATTTGCAACCGAAATACAAACAATTAACATAAATGCAGCAAAATGAATATAGAATATCCTGAATTAGCATTCGCATTTAATCCGATTATTATCACATGTAATGAGATAAACAGCGTAAGCGAAATTGTATCTTTAACTTATTATAACGGCATCAACGGTATTTCGCTTATAAAACCTGTTGTTGACGGTAAAGTTGAATTTAATGTTCAACAACTGGCATTATCAATGTTCGATAGAAACGACTTCCGTAAAGTGCTTGAAAATGATACCGTATTGAAGAGAAAATTCTTTACGTCGATCAGTTATGATGCTTACGAGTATTTTGCGGATATAGATGTTATTTTCGGAGCACTCCAAATCGGCGAAATGTATAACCGTTCAAAAACGTTGACATGGTTCAAAAACCTGCCGTTTACTTTCCCTCTCTTTCTTCAAAATGCGCGAAATTTTGTCTGTGAAATTGACGGAGGACCGCCTTTTAATTGGCGGAATATTGCTATCGGGAAGCACAATTTAATACCCGATGTCAACGCGAACGAGAAGGCGGTATTCTATATAGACACAAAAAATATCACGCTTGAATTAACCGAGTATAATGTTTCCGTCGATTACAACCAAGCAACAAAAACGATCGGAGTGATAACCAACGGAAGCGGATTTACGGTCGAAAATGTTCCGTCGTGGATCACATCTCAAATATCCGGAAGCAACATTATTTTCAATATTTCGGAATCGGATATTGAAAATGCGAGGAATGTTGACATTATCGTTCGCTCGACGGACGATCCCGACGTTTTTGCAACATTGCATATCAATCAAGATGGAGCTTGGTTATCGCAATTCATTTTTGACGTCGTGACGACTTCCTCCGACGAGTATGTTGAAAGGATCGTGAATCTCGGAGCAATCGAATCGGGCGAAGCGCTGTTTGATTACGGAGACGGTACGGACGTTGAAGTAAAAACCGTTCTTCAGTCAACGCCTGTTAATACAACAGATCAGGCAGGCAATTCGGTTACCGTTAATGTCGGCGCTGACTTCGGACACATATTTCCGATCGCGGGTACACATACGGTGACAATCAAAGTCAGGCAGGGTGTAAATGCGTTTCGTTTCAGTACCGTTCCGCCGGGAAATGTTGATGACTGGGGAGCTACATTTGTTCCGAACGATTACATACGTACAATCAGGCGCATTAAATCCGATTCGCTTACAAGCGGATACAAAATGTTCGCGGGTTGTAGGAAAGCAAGCTTTGCGCCCGAATTTGTCGGTCTCGAAACGCCGAATATGATCAACTTCAATTTCATATTTGAGAACTTCGGGTCATACGGAAGCGGTTTAAACGGAGCATTTACGGTTAATGACAATATGCGTTTTCCTTTAAATACGTATCAGCATATATCACCCGCGTCTAAAGCACAGGTTACTGATTGTACCCGTGCTTATTTTGGCAGCGGATTCGAAAAAATCGAAAAGTCAATGTTTGCTTTTGCCGCCGATAATACCTTGGTGTCCGTATTTGAAACATGCAGGCAAATGAAAAATGTCGGAGCAAATTGGACGGCCAAATACGGAAAGCCGAATAACGCATCCGAACTGTTGGCAATGGAAAGATTCTTGGAAATGGATATTTTCCAAAATCAAAAGAACATAAAAAACTATACCGGGTGCTTTAACGCCATTAATGATTTTTACGGCAATGCGGGGCCGAATAACTATGATTATCCGTTATTACTCGAACCGGATTTATTTTTGAACAATGAAGCAAACGACATTATACTCGATTGGATGTTCAATAAAGCAACAAGGGCAATACTCGCATCAAACTTCTTTCAATATCTCGGAAACGGTCAAAGGATAAAGACCATGGACGGATGCTTTTGGAATTTCGGGCTTGGAAGTCCGCGTTTTTCATGGGGTGAATATCTGCCGGATTATTGGTGGGGTTCAAGAATTGATACTCACCCGAAAAGCCTGTTCCCCGAATCGTCCTATCCGAATATGACATCAATGATCGGCGCATTCGGTTATTGGGGAGGAGGTTCACCTTATAAACGAAGCGTCGGAAGCGGATTTCAGGGGCTGTGGGCGATAAACGAAAGTCAGACATGGGATAATCAGATAACCTCGCCGAATCAATACGGATGGACGTTCATAATGCCTTCAGTGAGTATTGCTCAATTCTTGAGCAGATTTCCGAATGTGACACAGACGAGCGGAACAGATCCGAGGGACAACGAAACCGTATGTGACGGGGCCGCGTTCATCTTCGGAGACTGGGATGTTCCCGATTCGGCAAATGTAACGAGAGCCAATGACTTTAATACGTATAATGCTCGGACTCAAGTAAAAGAACATGTTTTATTAAACTAACAATTAAAATATTATGATGAGAATCGACGAAGAAAAAAACATACGAATCACGCTCAACGTGAGCGATTGTACCGAAGGCGTTTATCTGCGTTGGATAAACAAACTCGGCGAATGGTGCTACTATCTCTTTACCGTTTCATCGGAATCGAATGAGGTAAAGAATGCCGACAACATCGTTGAATTTCTGAGAACCGTGGATTTCGAAGACGGATACAATCCCGGAACGCATCGCATACAAAAAGAAAGTCAAACAACAATCAGACTCTTTGCTCCGCTTGTCGATCGTGAAACATTTATGTTTTTGAAATCGTTGCCGGGAGCGATTTACGTTGATATGTTTTGCGGATACGAAAACAACGAACAGCTTTGGATCGGAGTAAATATTGCCGACGGAACATTTGTCAAGGACAAATCACAATTACAGGACTTTGAATGCACATTGATATTACCGAAAACATTCAATCACGAATTATGAAAAACTACGAACTGTACATAGAAAACAACTTGATCGAGTTGGACGATAAGTTTGATTTCTCGCTGATATTCAACTCATCCGTCTTCCAAGAAATAACGAGCGTCAAATCCAATCGTACGACAACAATAAAAATCCCGAAAACGATTGAGAATTTGAGGGCGATCGAGTTCAGCAATATACCGGAAAATATTACCGAGTTTCCGTATCAAAAAAAAGATGTTAAACTGTACAAAAACGGATTGCCGATAATTGAGGAAGGAAGAGGATACATTCTTGCAATATCCGATTATATCGAATTTTTCATCACATGGGGAGAGGGGTTTGATATAAAAAATTTGCAAAATTTGAAGTTAAGGGAATTGCAGGTTGATGAAAATGAAAGGTATGTTATGTGGGAGTACAATGATTTATCCCATACTGCTTCTGGCACTCTGTTATCCGAAGAAAACCGGAAATACGGATTTGCGTATGCCGACTTCGTCAATACAAGCGTAATGAATGCAAAGTTTTTGATAAATCATCCGTTTGTTTCATTCAAATGGATTATGGAAAAAGTATGCGAAGAATCGGAAATAAATATAATTATTCCTGATGATGAAAATATACAGGATCTTTACAACAAATTATATATTCCCGTTATCGAAAAAAATCCGGATTCGCTTGAGAACGGAGATCAGGAAGTTCAATTTAGTTTTAAGGTTAACGAAAAATTCGTGATAGCCCCGATAGGGGATCCGGAAATTAGTGATCCGAAAGGATATATCGTCGGAAATTCAATAGTTATTAAAGAGGATTGTTTGATCAGTTTCAGCGGAAAGGTTATCTATTTTTTTCTTGTCGCCTTTTGCAAATGGGTACATTTTAGAATATACAGAAACGGTGTATTGTTTTATTTTAAGGGGTATGATCATCCTACGAGTAATATTGATTATGAATTGCCGCTGGAATTAGACGAAGAAAGTTCGATTGAGTGCGAAAAAGACGACGTAATAACATTTCAATTGGAAGTAAGAAACGGAGGTTGGCCTTTTGGAAAAACCACTTGGAATCCGGTTGCAAAAACAGTTAATGGATATTTTACGCTTAACGTTAAACCCAAAGAAGTGAAACCCGGAAGCAAATACCCGATAATACCCAACCTTCCCGACATAACCGCTTTCGATATGCTGAATACGGTTATGGCTATGTTCGGATTATTTGCCGACTACACCCCAAACGGTATCCGACTTTATTCAATTGATGAAATTTACGCAAAAAAATTGCAGGCAAAGGACTGGACACACAAAGTAATCACCGGCAACAAAATAGATTCCGTCTCGTTCTCGTTCGGCGATTTTGCACAAATGAATCGCTTACGTTATCTGAAAGATGAAACGGTTGTAACAGATGCGGATTATTATTTTAATGTGGATAATGAAGCACTTGACGCCGAAAAAACACTCTATGAAATGAAATTTGCCGCAAGTGATGATTCCGTTTCGAACGGATTATATGATTTGTTACCGGAAGATATGCATCTGGCTTACTTCCCGATTTACACACCGGAAGGATTCGACAATAACGGAGATATTGTTAAAGATGAAAACGGACATCCTATTTTTAATTACGAAAAAATATCCAATCGGATTTGTAAGATGGAATTCATGAAAGTAAATGTATCCGAAAGGAAGGACGGTGTTGCTACTTTTTATGATATGAGTTTCATAGTCTTAATAGAAACTTACTATCACTATTATCAAAAAATAATCCGTCATCCGAAAGTAATTGAAGTCACATTGTTATTGACCGATTTGGATATTTTCACCCTCGATCTGATGACGCCGGTTTATCTCGAACAGACGGGAAACTATTATATAATCATTGATTTACAAATAAACGGGAACAATATCGCAAAAACAAAATTATTGCAAATGTAGGATAATCATTCCGAAAATATAATAAATAAATTTCTAAAAACAAACAATTATGCCGCAAAATCAAAACGATATAATATTAGATATCAAAGTAAAATACGAAGACGCCATAAAAAAAATTGCCGAACTCAATGCGAAGATTGAAGAAAACAAAAAAGTCCGGGAATCTTTGAAAAAAGCATTGCAAGCCGGCGCCATATCTCAAGAAGAGTATAACAAATCAATAGCGGCCGCCAATGCCGAAACGAATTACAACAAAGAAGCAATTCAGGCGCTGAACAAAGAAATTCAGAATAATTTGAAAATAGAGCGGGAAAAAGAAGGCAGTTTAAACAGACTGCGCGCCGCTTTATCGAATGCAAACGAAAAATATGCGGCATTGAGCGACGAAGAGCGTAAAAACTCGGAAGAAGGGAAAAAACTGAAAAAAGAAATAGAAGACATAACGAAAAAACTGAAAGACGAAGAGGTCGGATTAGAAGGTTACGTAAAAGGAGTAAAACAAGGGATTCAAACGCTTATTGACGGTTTCGGATTGCTTCAATCCGCTGTCGACCTATCCGATACAGAAAATAAAAAACTTGCCGACACAATAAAAAACCTTCAAACCGTAATGGAATCGCTTGCAAGCTTAGAATCCGTTCTCAGCGCATTTAAAAAAGAAAGCGCCATGATGACCATGCTCCAAGACACGGCAACCAAAGCTTGGAGCGCTTCAACCAAAATAGCCACAGCGATAATGAAAGCGCTCGGAATAAGCACAACAACGACAAGCACGGCATTCAAAGTATTAAGAGGCGCAATCATTGCGACCGGTATAGGCGCATTGCTTGTGTTGGTCGGTGAATTAATCGCACATTGGGACGATTTGACAGGTTGGTTTAAAAAAGGAACCGACGGAATGAGCGCCTTCGGAAAGGCATTTGACAAAGTAAAAGAAGTGGCCATGGGCGTTTACGAGGTGATAAAAACATATATACTTACACCGTTCAGAACACTTGGAAAAATTTTAAGCGGAGATTTTAAAGGCGCTCTTACTGAAATGGCAAAAGGATTCGATGTCGTCGGCAATTACCAAAAAGGCGCTAACGAGCAAATGGTGAAAAACGCACAAAATGCACTGAAAAAAATAATTGATGCGAATAATAAAGCATTATCGAAAATATTGCTCGGAGAAACAGAAAAAATGTCCAAGACACTTGAAGTGGATAAAGCAAGAGGTATGAGCGCCGAAGACCTTTACAATCGCGAAACGGAAATACTTGATAAAAAAATAGCCGCATACCGGCTTGCACTCAATACGATTTCAGATCACGATTCAGACGCGTGGAAAGAAATGAATAAAAACCTCGAAGACGCAATGCAACAACAAGCCGTCGCAAAAGCAGCCAATGATAAACGAATTGCGGATGAATCAAAACAGCGTGCAAAAGACGCCGCACAAGCCGCGAAAGAACGCGCGGACAAAGAGCGTGAGGCAATCCGACAGGCGGAAGATGCCGCTTTGGCAATCGTCAAAGAGGGGATTGAAAAACAGCGTCAAACGATAAATCAACAATACGATCGGCAAATCGAAGATTTGAAAAGAAG